GGTCACGCCTTTCATCCGCGCGCGCGTGGTGACGTCGACGCCGCCGATCGTGATCGCGGCGGTCGTGTCGATCGGCTCGATCGGCGGCGGCGGCCCGCCGAGGCCGACGACGCCCGCGAACGCGGCGCCCGCGAAATAGGTCCCCGCAAACATCGCGTCTTACTGAATGACGTAGAGCGCCATCAACTGCAGGTTGAGAGTGTTGACGCCAGCCGCCAGCGGGGCGCCGGTGGTCGTCAGATTTACGACGTAGGGCGGCGTCAGGTTGTTATACGAGAGGCCGAGTTTTTCGGTCCCGTCATAGACGCGATACAGCACGACGGAGGACTTCAGCGGCACGAAGCCCGCCGGAAAGGCGACTTGACAGACATCCGACGCGGAGAGCGACGAGGTATTGATGACCAGATTCAGCCAGAGCATCTTGTTGATGCGCGCATAGGCGTGACTGAGCACGTCGGCCGCTTCGACGGTCCAGGTCGCTCCGGCAACCGTTTTATAGTTTGCGGGGTTGTAGGGCACATCGACCCAGACGCCCGCGTTGTCGAGCGGGACGAGCGCCGCCTCCACGTCGGTGATCGTTTTCGCGGTGATCGTCGCGGCGATCAGGTCGCCCGGGAGGATCGCGCGCGCCGTGGTGCCTTCCTGGGCGCGCGTGAGCGTGAACGTGTCGCCGGCGAGCGCCGTGACGCGCACGACTTCGGCATTGACCGGCGTCGGCAGCGCGGTCGCCGGCCAGACCGTCGCATTGAACGGGGGAACGGGAAACCGCGCGCCCTCGCCGGCGCCGACCGTGAGCGACACGCCCGAGGGCGCGGGACTGGGCGCCGTGGCGACGGCGGCGATCGCGAGATTCTTGTGCGCGTCGAAGGCCATAGGGTTATGCCGTTCCGAGCTGCGTGCCCGATCGCACGGTTTGCATGATGATGTCGCTGACGCGCCGCGCCAGATTCGATTCGGTGTCGACGAGGTTGAAGGTGTTATTGATCGTGACCGGCGCGCCGCCGCCGGCGCCGCCGCCCAGGCCGGGAATGGGCAGCGCCGCGATGTCCTCGTACTGCGACGACGTCGTAAAGAGCGAATTGCGACTGAGGATCGCATTCGCCTTCATCTGGAACTGCATCAACTGCAAATGCGCGATGACGGCCTGCGTCGCTTCCGAGACGGGCTGCACCATTTCCCGATCGAGCCGGCCGAAGTGCGACCCGATGCCGTCGATCAGGTCGGGGACAATCGAATGCCCGACGACGGTGTTATAGAGGCTCTGAAATTCGGCCGCGATGTTCTCGAGCTTCGACCGGATGCCGGCGACGATCGCATCGAACCGATCGACCAGCCACGTCTTGATGCCTTCGTAGAGCGCTTGGGTCGCGGCGATGATCTTGTCCCAGTTCAGCACGACGGCCGTCATCACCGCGACGGCGGCGACGCCGATGCCGACCGGCCCGGTCAGCACGCCGATGATCGCGGTGATCGCCGTCATGAAGCCGGCGCCGATCGCGGTCCCGGACAGCATCGTCACCAACGACGACAGCGAGACGAGGACCGGCGCGATCGCCGTCCCGATCGCGACGACGGCGAGCGTGAAGTTTTGAATCGGGGTCGGCAGCGCCCCGAACGCGCCGAGGATCTTCCCCAGGTTGTCGACGAGGACCTTGCCGACCTTTTCATTGAAGTCGGAGAGTTGATTGGCGAGGTGTTCCATCTGGCCGTTGTAGGTCTGGAGTTCCTTTTGGGCGGCCGGTCCCGTCTTGTCGTTGATCGCGTTCAGCATGTCGGCGGTCGACATGCCTTTTTCCGCGGCGTCGCCCAGGAGCGGGGCGAGCTTGCCGAAGTGTTCATTTCCTGACGCGATCGTTTTTGCGACGATTGTCGCGGCCGTGTTCAGATCGATTTTCATCGCGCTCGCGAGGTTCGTGACGGCGGTCAGGGCGAGCTGCATCTGTTCCGGGCCGACCTTGCCGATCGTCGTCAGCACGGCTTCGGCGCTGGTGATCGCCGACGAGGCATATTTCGTGGTGTTCTGGAATTGCGCCGCCATGTCGGCATAGGCCTGCACCACGGCCGGCGTCGCCTGGCCGATCGTCTCGAGCGCCGTCTTGAGGCGACCGACGGCGTCCTGCTGCTCGGCGTACGCGGTGATAAACGTCTTGCTCGCCGCGACCGTGTCGAGCGCGAGCTGGCGCGTCTGCCGGCCGACCTGCTCGTACATTTTCAGCGTGTCATCGAGGCCGCGATCGACGCCGGGACCCAGCTGCTCGGCGGATTGTTTGAACCCTTGCAGCGCGGTGACGGCCTCGCGCGTCGCGGTCATGAACGACGAAAAGTCCGCGACGAACGAGGCGCTTAGCGGCATCGGTCGTCACCGCCGCGCGGTGCGGTCCTGTTCGTCGACGAGATACGCGATGAGTTCGTCATAAATCGGCTGCGGCACATCTTGCAGGTCCGTCCAGGTCCAGCCCATCACCCGACAGACGTCAAAGTTCTGCCGGGTGACGAGGCGCCACTGCGGGTTTTTTTTTCTTCGGCGATCGCGGCCGCGCGGGCCGCTTGATGCGCCTGGATCGCGGTCTGCACTTCCAGATAGGCGTCGCCGTCGATGTAATCGAGCGCGGCGCGCACGACGGCGGGCGGCTGGTCGGCGATCGCGATCTTGTTGCCGTCCGCGTCGGCAAAACTCCAATCGAGCAAATACGCGACGACCATCGCGACGCCGGCCGCGATCGGATCCAGTTCGATCTGCGGCGTCGCGGCGCCGGCGTCGGTCGTCACGGTGATCGCGCGCGTCGAGGCGCGCATCAGCTCGCGGTATTCGCCGGCGGTGAGGTCTTGCTTGACGACCAGGTAATCGCCGTCGGACAGCGTCAAGCGTTCGGTCGCCGGTCGTCGTACGCGAATCGACATGTCTACTCCCGTTCCAGTTGCGCGCCCAGGTGCGCGACGACGCGGTTGTTCGCGACGTCGACGGATTCAATCGGCCAGCGCAGCACGCCGGCTTTGGTCACGAGCACGAAAAGCAGCGGGCGCTGGCTTAACAAATACGGGACGCTCGTCGCGACCGTCCCGCTGAGCGTGTGGCGCCGCGTCTGCCGATCGACCGTGATCGCATAGTCGGTCACGGTCGCCGCGATGAAATACGCGTGCTTGACGAAGCCACATGCGCCCGGCAAGCCGCGCCAGAGGCACAGCGGTTCGTCCAGCATCGGATCACGCGATCAGTCGGTCGCGGTCCGCGGCGCGGCGCGTCAGGTCGGCCGCGGCCGGCGGCTCGAGCGTCCACGGTCCCGCCGCGACGAAGGAGCCCTTGATCGTCACCGCGCCGTCGGCCGCGCATTCCATGCCGGCGTCGAGATAGGCGAGGCCCTTGAACAGGTGCGTCGGCGTCAGCGTCGACGGGATGAGCTCGAGCATCACCGGCACATCGCCCAGGGCGACGCGCAGGAACTCGGGCGAGCTGTCCTCGTTCCAGACGCCGCCGATTTCACCCTGGATGTCGGGGAGCCCGAGGACGTATTGCTTGTTCGTGTCGCCGAAGCACGTCACGTCCTCTTTGTCGCGCGCGAGGTCGAGCGTCCACTTGTTGAGGTCGCCGACGACGACGGTGGTCGCGCCGCCGGTCGGGTCCATTTTCACTTGGCCTTTGCTGCCGTGTCGTCGCATAGCGGGGTCCTTTCAGAGGGGATAACTCATCAACTCGTACTGGCCGCCGTGGTGATGCCAGGTCGCTTTGTTCACGAGATCGATTTCGGGATAGGCGACGCGATCGATGCGCCGCAGATCCATCGCTTCGTACCCGGCCGCCGACAAATCGAGGATCACGCCGTGCAGCAGCACATGAATCCGCGCGGCCGCCTGGCGCGCCGGCGTTTTCGACGTCGCGAACACGACGGCCTTGACGAGGTAATTGGTCCGTTCGTACAACGTCTCTCCGGCCAGCGCCGGCTGTTCGCGATGATCAAAGAGCGCGACGATCACGAACGCGCCAGGCGCCGGCGATCCGCCGGGCCGCACGCCCCAATAGACGCCGTCCGGACAGAGCGCCGCCAGCGCCGCGTCATTCGCCAGCACTTCCATCACGGCGGCGTCGACGAGCCCGGTATCGGCCATCAGCGGAGGTCGCCTCCGACGACGAGGCCGGCCGCGCGGACGCGCGCGATGACGGCGTCGGTGAAGCGTTCGCGGCCGATGCGCGTCTGTGGCACGAACGCCGGCGTCGGCGTCGTGTGGGCCGTGCCGAATTCGACATGCTCGGCGTACGGCGCGGTCACGGTGATTTGTGTGAACGTGCGGGCCGGCGAGGTCGAACTGAGGCGTTCGACCTGGACGCTCGCGCGCAGCGCGCCCGTTGCGGACGGATAGGCGGCGCGGACGGCGGCCGCGGTTTCGTTCGCGATCGACTGCTGCAGCGCGATCGCCTCGCGCGTCAGTTCCGGCGTGAGCCGCTCGAGCTCGGCCTGCAGTTCATCGAAGCCGCGAAGGGTCAGCGTCGTCGGCATGATTCAACTCTGCAGATCCGCGACGAGTTCCATTTCGCGATCGCGTTCTTCGATGTTGACGACGCTGGTGACCTGGTAGACGTGCCCCTTGCAGGTCATCCGCGCGCGCGTCGTGACGCCGGGATGCCAGCGGCCGTTGACGATGTGCGAGACGTGCGTGATGACCGTGCCGGCCGTGACCTTCTCGGCGTCGCGGACGGTCGCCGGCCGGACGCGCACATACCACGTCGGCGGGTCAAGCGGGGTCCAGGTCTGCGTATAGCCGCCCTCGCCGTCGGGGACCGGATCGCCCGGCGTCTCGAACGTCGCCAGCTGCCGCATCTGGCCGATGCTGTTCGGTACGGTGCGCGTGTGCATCTAGGCCAGCGCCGGATCGCGTGTCCGCATCAGCAGCAGCGACAGCGACTCCCAAATCTTGATGTTGTGTAAATCGGGCGCGACGTCGTCGCCGCGGTGTTCGGAGAGATGCGCGACCATCTCGAGCGTCGCGCGTTGCACGACATCGGGCGCCGTGATCGCGTCCCAGGTCGGATCGGCGCGGGCGCCGATGTAGTCGAGGACGATCGCGCTGGCGTGCTCGAGCAGCAGCTGCACTTCGGCGTCGCGCGCCGGGTCGGTGATGCCTAATTGCAATTTGGCGTTGCCGAGGGTTTCGAGCGTCCGCGTCGCGGGCGGGATGCCAGGCGTGACGGGCGTCGGCGCGTCGGTGATGACCAGGCCGACGGCCTGGCCGGTCAGCGGCAACGTCGTCGCGATCCACTCGACGGGAATCTCCGCATACCCGCCGGCGTCATAGGCCGGCGCGGTCACGCGCAGCTCGACCGACTTTTCGTGATCGTCCTTGTCCTGGACGTAGAGAATCGTCCCGATGCCGATCGCGAGCAAGCTGCGAAAGACGTCGATGCCGTCGTTCGTGACGAAGCGCACCCAGACGCGCGTGATGCCGTGATACGGCGGCGGCGCATCGAAGCGCAGCTGACTGCCCGTCGGCGGGGCGCCGAGGCTCGTCGAGAATTGAAATTGCCAGAGGGTCGCGCTCATCGCGGCCCTCGCGCATCGCGGCCGCGTTTCACCATCAGTTGCCAGTCGTGCGTCGCGCCGGGTTTCGCCGTCGTCGTCCGCGCGCAGTAAAAAACGGAGCCGTCGTCGGTGACGAGGTCGCCGGCGTCGTAGGTCTTGCCGGCGACGTGCACGCCGAGGTACTGCAGGCTCTTGCCGTCGACGCCATCGCGCCCCGCCGGCCCGGGCGGACCCGATTCTCCCGGCGGACCCGCCGGGCCGGGGACGGGCGCGCGCGCTTCGAGCGTTGCCAGCCGGGTGCCCAGGTCGCCGAGCGTGGTGTGGACCGCGTCGAGCGCGATGGCCGCACGCCCGCCGCCGGCCTCGAGCTCGGCGACCTGCAGCGCGATCGGCGCGACCAGGCCGCGGACGGTTTGCCCCAGTAAATCCGCGAGGACCTCAGGCCGCATAGCGCACCTCGGGAAAGGCTTTTTGCAGCAGCGCGAGGAACGCCTTTTCGTCCGCCGCATCGTCGGCCGCCGGCAGCGCAGACGGACCCGACGCCGCCGCCGGCGCCGGCGCGGGTTTCGAGAACGGCGCATCGGCATCGCGATCGGCGAGCGCCGCGAGCGAGTAATTCTGTTGCTGCATATACGGCGTGTCGCCGCCCTTGACCGGGCCGTAGCCGAACCATTTCTTGCGCGACTCGTTTGGCGACAGCGCGCCGGCGCCGATCGCCTCCGCGGCCGCTTTGGTCTTGGTCGACGTCACCATCCAGATCAGATCGTCGATGTTGAATTCGGTCCCGAACGGCCGATTGAGTTCCAGCCCTTCGTCGAGCGACGTTTCCAGATTCGTCAGGAGCGATTGCAAACACTGCGAGTGATATTTCAGCCACAGCGCCTCGACATCGCCGGTCGGCGTGTTGTCGAGGTCGAGCAGCGCGGGCGGGACGTGGAAACACGTGCAGACCTGTTTCGCGGTCCAGTTCAATTGCTCGATCAGCTGCGCGTCGGCGGCGCTGACCGTCATCGCTTCGTACTTCAAGCCCTTGCCGACGACCGCGACGCGGCCGATGTTCTCGCCGGAGAAATTTTCTTCCCAGTACGCCTTGATCCGCTTCGCTTGCTCCTCGCCGATTTCGCCGGGCGCCGTCAGCACGCCGCCGGGATGCGAGCCGCCGCGGAAAAATTGTTCGCTCTTGGTCTGAATCGTCAGGCCCTGCTGCGCGGCCAGGCCGCAGGCAAAGAGCGGCGTGACGCCGACGAGCGGATGGAACAGCGTCACCATCGGGTCATGAATGATTTCGCGGGCCGGGATGACGATCTCGTCGGGCGGCTCGCCCGGAAGATTCAGATCATTCAGGACCAGGTCGTCGCGCGTCAGCTTGTAATAGACCGCGCCGTCGGGCGCGACGAGCACCGTCACGCGCGCGGGGTCGAGCACGTAGAGCGCGGAGACGACGCCGCGCGCGTCGCGTTGCTTCAGGACGTAGGCATTGCCGGCGGTGAGCTTCGACGTGATCCACTGCTCGAGGAACTTGACGATCGTCTGATAGCGATTCGGTTTCCGCAGGACCGGCGAGTACGCCGGGTTGCTCGTCACGGTCCAGATCCCATCGTCGTCTTCGGCGACGAGATTGAGCGCGAGCTTGCCGATGTCGGTCGCGATCAGCGTGACGCAGCCGAACACCGCGAAGTAGGCCAGCGCCGACTCCGCGGTGATCTCTTGGTTCTTTTGCCAGGCGCCGGTATACGGCTCGCGAATGACCGGGACCCAGCCGCCCGGCGCCGCCGCCGGCGGACTGGCCGCCGTGGCGCGCGCGCGGGTGATGTCCAGGCCAAAGAGACGCATCGCGCCTCAGCGAGCCCGCGCCCGCGCCCGCGCCGCCGCGAGGAGCCCGGTGCCCAGCAACAGCATCGAGGCCGGCTCCGGGACGGGTGAGGGCGGTTCGTCGTCATTCGGCGGACCGGGCGTGCCGCGCGCATAGAGCGCGAAGTGGGACAGGTCGCCCGCCGCCGTGCCGAAGCCCCAGGCGCCCGTCAGCACGCCGGGCGGCAGTACGAAGATGCCGAACTTCGGATCGCCGCCGTCCTTGAGCGTGTCGTCGGTGTCGTAGGCGCAGCCGATGGCCGGCGTGACGTAGTACTGGCGCGTAGAGCCGCCCATCTGCGCGTCGGCCGGGCATTCAGTGCCGAGGGCGAAGATGGGTCCTGCAGCCGCGGCCAGCGGCTGCAGGAGCACGGCGAGGATCGCGAGGGAGAGGACGCGCGTCTTCATGGTCGTTAGACCGCCGTCCGGCCGTTGCCGGTGCGGCCAGCGGGCGCCGATGACGGGCTCCCGGTGACGGGCATGTAGCTCGCGCCGTCGATGAACTGCGCGGCCTGGGCATGCGCCTTGAGCCAGTTAATGAAGCGCTCCGCGCGGAGGCCCACCAGGTTGTT